TTAGATTTTGCACTTTATCCATAGGTGAGGATATGTTTTCAATATTTTCTTTGAGCGCTACATCTGAAGAGTAAAAAGCTGTAATGTCATTAGTAGCTCTAATCTCACCGCTTGTGCCTGACGCAGCAGTCGCAACTCCAAGTGAGTCTACTTGCATATCATTAAATTGAACGTCTGATGCAGTGCCTAAACCAAGAGAAGTTCTCATGGTTGCGCCTGTTTCTAGAACAAAATTTGATCCATTACCAACTATTATACCACCATCAGTTACAGCTAAACCAGCTACGTCTTGCAATTGTGCATCTAATCTAGCGTTAGGAACTGTTCCTGAATCTAATTCTGATGCATTCAATGTAGTTAAGTTTGCACCTGAAACTGCTGGTAATGTTCCTGTCAATGAACCTAAGTCAGTAGAGGCCCACTTCTTAATATTATAATTTGAAGCACCATCACAAAATATACTTGTTTTAGCACCTTGTGTAATTGTAACACCATTAGCAGTATGACCTGTAGCGGCTATAGTTAAAGTTTGAGAACCAGTAGTATTGTTAAAAAATGTGTAAGTGCTTTCTGTTGCGGGTATAAATACTACAATATCACCTGTCAACGCACCTGTTAATTCTATGTTTCTGTTAGCAGATTCTGTGGTAGAACTTCCGTTTGTGGTAGTTAGGGTAATATTAGATGATCCTGCTACGGATTTTGATATGTAACCTGTTGAAAAAGCATCAATAACATTAAGGTTATTATTAGTGTTTGTACCCCAGGTGTTTGCATTGGCTCCTGTGGCCATTAATTCCATTAAATATCTTGCTGAATATGTACTACTCATGTTTCTACCTTTCTAAAATATATCTTTTTTTACTATTTGAGCAACACTTTTTATGCTGCGTCTACCTCTGTCCATGTATTGCTTGCCCCCGTAGCTACATTAGCCCATGGTGTACTAAATAGGTTACCTACAGATGATGTCATTGAAACACCTGTTGGGAAAACTGGAGCGTCACCTTCGGCTGCTGCTGTTCCTGCAGCAAACGATAAAGCCACCGTAGATAAAGTTACGATTACACCTGTTCCAACCTCTACTGTTTCAGTGCCTAACGCAAATGAGGAGCTTACGCCTGTTGGTTGAACTAAGGCATCAGACACTGTGCCTATTGCACCTGCATTCATAGTCATCGTGACACCTACAGGATCTACTTGTGTAAAGATATCTATGGTTACTGTTCCGATACTAAAATCAAGTTGATCAGATGGTGCAACTACAGCGACACTACCTTCACCTGAAACAGTCGCTCCTGATAAAGCAGCCGATATCGTAACAGGAGTGGGTTCTACAATAGCAAGTCCTGTGCCAGCAATCGATCCTGCTGCAGATGTCATAGATACACCTGTTGCGCTTACAATTACTCCAGTGCCAACCTCTTGTGTTGTAGTCCCTAATGCAGTGGACATGGTCACGCCACTTACATTAGTAATAAATTCTATATTTTCATTCCAAGCAAAAGATCCCCACGTGCTTCTACCCCAACCTGCATCTACAGTTCCTGAAGCTGTTTCATCACCAGCCGCAAAATTCATTTGTAAACTACTTAATAAAACACCTGATCCTTCTAAAATACTTACAGAACCTAATGTGGTCGAAGCAGAGACACCAGTCACAGGGTAAACATTAGTTGCTTCGCCAATAGCTGTGCCTAATGCTGATGTTACTTGTAAGGAGTCTAATGTAACTAAAGCATCACCTACAACACTCTCCGTGCCTAATGCTGAAGTTAAAGATGTGCCTGTTAAACTTACTGGTACAGGGCCTCCCCATGTACCATCATTCCAAGCTTGTCTTCCCCACCCTTGTAAAGGATTAGAAAAGGAAGCTGACCCACCCATGCCTGAGTGATAATTACAATAATAAAAAAGATTAGGTGTAGTAAGAGCTACCGATATCGTAATACTACGAGTTGAGTATGAGTTAAAATTAGCTATATAATCAGAGGCAGAAACACTACTCCCATCACCCGTATAAGTTACATTAGTATCATAACGACTGCCAGAATTGTGAGTTCCGTCTGATGTAGTGCTTAATAATAAAGGGTGCCCATCGTTGGAAGAGGCGTCTTGGTTAAAAGTAAATGAATTATTGGCGATAAGCGATACACTCGCTTGTTGAACACCATCAATAAAATACTTATTACCACTTCCGGTGCTTACTACCGTAACCGTAAAAGTGGTCATTTAGACCTCCTATGAAAGTCTTAATATAGCACTGGACGCATCGTTTGTTGGGAATGCAATAGTAAATGTTCCGTTAGTCGATGTCTTTACACTTCCAAAATCCAAAACTGCGATAGCTGCATTTGTATTACTTGATGATCTATTGTAAATCAAAGCTGCTTGAGCAGATATTGTTGCTGAAGTAAAGCTTACGTTTGCAAAGTCAACGAATGCTGTAGAAGCTGTTGCGCTTGTTTTTGTTAATCCGATTGTAGGACTTGTTAAGGTTGCCCCACCTGCTGCATATGTCCCTGATGCACCAACTTCGTTTGAAGTGGAGTATGCTGTTGTGTTTCCATTTAAAGTTGCAGAGCTTGTGTAGAGAGCAAGATTTATTGTGTCGTTGTCAATATCATGATCTCCCGCTAGCAACTCCTGTTTAAAGGAAGCACAGACTGCTTGGTTTATTGTCATAATTTATGCCCTCCTTAGGCTTTTGGGTCTGCTGATGGTAAAGGCACTCTAAGTACGCCATCAGTATACTCATCTCTTCGTTTACGTCCCATTTGCTCATTAGCAAAAGCCGTAAGAGCTGTTTGGAACTTCTGGGTGTATAATTGCATATCTTGTGTATTTTTCAAGTATGAATACGCCTCTGACAATACACCATACAATAAAACTTCAGGTGCATTATTAGATACGAAAGTAGTTGTAGATGTTGAGCTAGAACCGTTGCCCAAACGTTCAGGTGTTTCGGAATACCATAACTCTACTGTGTAAGCTAAATTAGGCGTTGGTGCGACCACTAAAGTGTTAGAATCCCAATTAGCCCAATACTTTGGTTCTCCAGTAAAACTTGTATTTGCAGTAGATCTTTGAACTGCATACTCATCAATAAAAGTGGTGTCAACTTGTTCTAACCACTCGATCGTACCATCTGATTTATGTAATTGTAAACCTCTAGCAAATCTAAACCCACCCTCGGGACCTGATACATCTAAAAAAGAGTTGTTTGCTGTAAATGTAGAGGTAGCATATCTTCTTTGAGAATCTGAATCTAATAGTCTGTCTATTTGATTTTCAATATTTGTAATAAAAACATTAACAACAGAGTTAGATAAGACATCAGATGTTACCTCTGTGTAGTTTCTTACATTGTCTAAAAGCTCAGAATAATTCATGATATTACAACGCTCACTGTACCAATACTTGATCCAATAAGCAACTCTCCGCTTTGAGTGGCAGGTTTCATTCCATCTGACTCAAAGAATGAATCACCTGGTGCACTAACAAAAACTGTTACTGGCTCTTGTCTTGCAGGTCTAGGATCTTTCAATGCTATTGCATCTGCTGGATGATGACCCGGATCTAATTGTGGATGTTTGGGTTCAAAACAGTCAGGACAGGTAAAGAGTCCATTCCATTCTTGCCTAAGTTGTAAGTATTTATATTGTTGACCACATCTATCACATAAAGCTATAGCACGATTACCATTTGCAAAGGTCATTTATTACCCCACGTAAAAACTTCTAGGCACAATATTTACAGAAGTAGATTGACTATCTTCAGTCAACGCTCTTTGTAATTCTGCCTCATATCTTCTTTCTAATTCTTGTGATCTTTCTGGTGCTATCTCTTGTCCTAGATAGTATGCTAAACCTGCTACGGTGCATGGTAAAAATCTAAAAGGTGCGTCAGGCTCATTTGTATATGCGCCTACATCTTCTATTCTTCCTACATAAAAATAATTTATTTGTGTATCTGTTTCGTTAGGTGTCTGATAAAGATTTATCTCAACATTTGATAAATTTCTTTGCACAAAGTATTGACTAGGTTGTCCCTCTGAGAATTTGTTTGGTACATTTTCATACTCTGATCTTGATATTTTTGTCATACTTGTGTCTGTGGTTGTATTACCGCTAATTTTTCTAAAAACTAATTCTAAAACATCTGATGCATCAGACGGTGCAGTATATGTAGTAGTGCCTGCCGTAAGATTTTGTGTATGATTTTTTACCTTCCATAAATGAATACCCCGATTACCCCACTCAGAAAACAGTAAGTTAAGGTTATCTCTTGCTGCTCTCATCTCATAACCAGTTCTCATAGATTTACCGCAACGGGCATAAGCACGTTCAATAATACTATCGAAGCTGAGATTAAATGTAGTGGTATTCGAGGTAGCCATTATTATGCTTTACCTTTTCTTTGCTTAGCAGGGTTGCCTACGCCACCGCCACCACGCATCTTTTTAATCATGCCACCGCCACGTTTTTTCAACATACCGCCACCACGTTTTTTTACGACCTGCTTTTTCATAGGTCCGCCGCCCATTCTTTTAACGACATTCTTTTTTTTCATCATGATGTTTTCTCCTTTTTAAATAGTCTTTCGTACTCTAATTGCCTTGTTTTTACTACTTCTTCGTAATACTCGGCTGGCCATTTTTTATAATAACCTATCTTATGTAGTTTGCAACTTGCATCATATAGCTGTTTAAACTTTTGAATAAGCATCATTGAGTATGCTAAATCTGTTTGATAATTATTGTCATCAGTAGGATTTACTAAAAACTCTTGTTCCTCAACAGTAGCAGGATTATTAGGGTGGAACCCCATAAAATATACGTCACGTTTATTATAAGTTTTATTGTAAAAGTCTATTTTTTCTTGAAACTGTTCTTCATCATATTGATCAAAATAAGGATCACAAAATATAAGAATGTCGTGATGTTTTTTATTCCAGTCTTTAAGTAACGAAGTAAGGTGTTTTTCGTATTTCGTTTTGTCAGGTCTAACCTCAATTCTAAGTTTACCGTCTTTTCGCCATTTTGCTGCAAAGGGACATGCTGGAAAACCAAGATGTTTATTCATCGGCTCTAAGACATGCTTAGACCAATTTATAACATCAACCTTTATTTTTTCTGCGTGTTTTTTTCTTGACAATGGTTTTGACGTTAGTTGGCTTTCCACCAACTCCCTGAGCTACTGCTCTTTTTCTAGATACTGCTGATTTAATTTGTCCCTTAGACATTGCTGCTGCTTTTGCAGCGGGGACACATTTAGGGTACTTTCGTTTTCGGTCTGCTTTTAATTTTGATCTACCACATTTAGCGAAGCTGCCATCTTTCTTGCGAGAGCCTATATCTCTCCAATCCTGTTTGAACCACTTCGCTAATCCTTTGTGGCCAGACATTTTATACTATCTGTGATATTGCGTATATTGCAACAACTCCAACAACAACGACAATCATCTTACCTTTCTTGTTTAGAGCGTTCCATTTACTTTTGATTGAATCTAGCATGATTACCTCCTTAAACGAAAAGTTTGGTTTTCTTTCGTCTTGACGGATCAACCATGCCACAACCTGCTGCTACAATCGATCCACCATTTGCCATGCGCTGCGCTGATACAGCTTTTCTTTGTTGAGAAATAGAACCTCCCATGGCTTTTTTAGGTCCTTTAAAATCTTTACGTTTTACGCCGCTTGGGTCTTTTATTTTGCCTGCACAGATTTTTGAAGCGTAAGCATTTGCATACGCACTCGGATATACCGCAAATTTGCGTTTAGCTGCTGCTTTACCTCTTGGACATAATTTAGTCATGTTCTAGTTCTCCTGATACTCATCTTACCTTTTTTGAATATATTAGCAACTTGTGTTTTACCCATAACCTTTGCTCTTTGTTCACCTACCGTGAGGATTTGGATTTTCCTAGCAAACGGCTTTTTAATTCTTTTAACCTTTGCGACCGTTTTTTTCGCATCTGCGGGCGTAGCAAATTTAATACGGACAGTATCTTTAGGATTTTCATCTGTGTATAATCTCCTTCCGGAACCTTTGGGTTTTTTACCTGTTCCTACTTTTGGGTCTGCCATTAACTATTCCTTGTAATTTTTTTGCTTGTTTTGCGTGTAGCTTTGATCCTTTTTTTAAACCTTTTATAACTTTTTTAATTGTTTTCTTTACACCAGGTTTAGATACCTGTTGTCTCATTTGTGATCTTGATATTGCCATTAGTAATCAGATGTCTTAATTAAAAATTCTTCAATCCAAGCGACTCTGTCATCCATGTCTAATATTTTAGCTTTTATTATGGCTATGTCTTGTTGCATTTGTGCAACACTGTCAGCCTTTTTTTCTACTGCATTAAGGCGTTCAGACCACATACCCCATGTCATG